TGCCCTGCGGCGCGCGTGGCCTGCTTGAGAGAGTCCATCGCAGCGGCGACGTACCCTGCGGTCCTCGTCTTGTGCGCCTTGGCCTCGTCGAGGTGACGAGAGGAGGATCGATCCCAGCGGGCAACTCCCGCCAGCACTCTTTGGTGGTCCAACTCGCTCATGTCTCGTCCTCCATCGCTGCCTCGAAACGGAGGAAGCGGTTCATCCGGTCCTTGCGCCGATCGCAGTCGGAGCAGTGCTCGATGCCGAGGGACTCGGTCACCTTCCGCACGACATCACCGGCGCCGAGGCTCCTCTTGAGCCCTGGCACCTTGATCCGCAGCTTGGCCGCCGCAGCCTTCACCTGGTCGCTGTGGTCAGTCATGCCAGCGCGTTCCGCCCCTTCGGGGTGATCGCATAGCCCTTGGTACCGAGGTCCCACCGGATAAGCCCTCGGTCCGAAAGGGCCTTCAGCTCGGAGCCCTTCGCTCGAAGCGCCGACATCGGCAACGCATCGCTGCGAGCGATGAACGAGAGAGCCTTCCGCTGCGCGGGGGGCAAGCTCTCATCCAACTGCACCTTCGGGAGTGCCCAGCTCGGATAGGTCCAGCTCGGGTTCTTGATCTGCTCGCGAACCGTGTCGACCATGTCCTGGATCGACGGCGGATTGTCGCTCACCGCGAACGGGCCGGGGGCACCCTCATGCTTCAACATGGGGCCGCGGTCGATGAGGTCCTGCGCAGCTTTCTCGCTCGCCGCGAACTTTTTCCGCAGGTGAGTCGCCTGTGCCTGGTTCCCTTGGATGACCGCACGGAGGTAGGCCCGGTAGTACAGGTCCTCACGCGACTTCCCCCGGCGCTTCTTGAGCATCACGCTCGCCGCGCGGGCCCATCCCGGGTCCGCGCTCTCGTGGGTGGACGCAAGCGAATAGACGTAGTCGCTCATCTTCGGGGTCATGGCGCCACCAGTCTGGTGCTTGTGCTTCTTCAGCTTCCCCGCCTTGACCATCTTCGAGAGGAGCTTTTCGATCTTCGCTGAGCCGCCCTTGAAGGAGTAGGCCAGCTCCTTGACCGAGATGCTCTTGTGCGTCTTGAGGTAGTCGATGAGACCCCGCTCGATGTCCGCAAACGGGGCCTTGGACTCGTTGATCGACTCGGCCTGCATCCCGGTCTTCCTGTTCCACTTGCGCCGCACCCAACCGAAGAGGACCGCGGGGTCGACCGCCTGCTCGATGTAGACACCCCGATGGGACTTCGAGGCGACGATGTTGTTGCCGTCGAAGTAAGCCGTCTCGACGTCATAGGCGTCCGGGCCGGGCTTGTACTCAACGGTCGAGGTAAAGATGGCCGGAGAGATCGCGCCGCGCTTCTTCCGACCTACCCACTTGTACTGGATCTTCTTGCCGCCCTCCATCGTGAGGATCGGCTTCTTCCAGGTCCACTTCTTCCCGGTGAGCTTGTAGAGGTAGTCCTCGACTCTGATCACCCACATGCCCATCCCGTAGGGGTTGAACACCTGGGTCTTGGACTCATCGAGGGACCAGTGCCCTCGGGAGTGCCCTGGCATCAGGGCGAGCGATTCGTTGAGAAGATCAGTCATGTTGCTTCCACCTGTACCATACGCAGCGCCCACTTGACCCGCCGAGGGGAGGTCTGAACGTGCATGTCTGTGATCTCGTCCAGCACGTGCTTCACGAGTTTGAACATTTCAGTGAGCTGGGGGTCGTCCTGAGTGTGGTCGGGATGCAGCTCCTTGGCCGTCGCCCGCCAGTTCCTCTTCGCTCGGACCTTCAGCGCTTCGAGGATGCCTGGGTTGGCCCGAGCGCGCATGAGTTCTCGCCGGGAGATCCCTAGCAGCTCGAACGCCGTCGTGATCTGTCGGTCCGAGTAGTCCATCAGCCCTTCGCTGCCGGCACCGTGTAGTCGTTGGCCGTGAAGCGCACCCGATACTGCGTGCTCATCCGCGTCCCTTGGGCGATCGCAAAGTCTCCGGTCGATCCACTCCAGTGATAGACCATCTCCTTGCCCGCATCCTTGTGCTGCAACTTCGACGAACGACTGACAGCGAGCACCATCCCCTTGGGGAGCTTTCCCCGGAAGAAGGAGTTGACGGTGCCGTCCCTCAACTTCGTCCGCTTCGCCTTGCTCAGGAGCCAGGACACGACCTTGTCGACCTTGGGGTCACCCGTCGTAAAAACGCCCCCTGTGGACTCAGTGAACTTCTTCACCGCCTTGGCACCGTGCTTCTTGAGCCAGGCCTTCAACACTGCGAGGTCCGCCTCCTTCGGGCCCAACGAAGTCAGCACACCCCCGAGACGGCCCTGCGTGTCCTCCATCTCGACCTCACCCTTGAAGTCCCGGTAGCGGATGAAGGGGACGTCGGCCTTCTTCACCTTCGCCGTGAAGGCCTTCGAGAGCGCGGCGAGCATCGCCTTGTCGCTGCCCATCGTCTTCTCAACCATCGAAGGTGCGACACCGATCAGCCGACGGTAGTCCTCCAGCATCGGGGAGCCCCGAAAGCTCGTGTGCTCTGCCATGAAGTCGACTCGATACCCGCGTTCGCGCAGCGTCGAAGCAACCACCTCCGCCAGCTTTGGGTCGTACCCTGTGGCTGCATCCCCATAGGGGAAGCCCTCCGTGTCGGTGATCTGACACTTGCCCTTGTGCAGGCGGACGCAGACCGCTTGGGCCTCATCCTTCCGCATCATGCCCATCGCGCTGTCGACGATCTCAGTAGGGGTCATAGCTTCCTCAGCATCTCCGCGAGCCGGCGCCGACGCTCAGCCCCGTCTTCGATTTCGGCGACCGCATCCAGCTCCTTGCGCTGACCTTCAGCCTCGACCCGGGCTTCGACCCGGGCCACAAGGGCCTCTTCCTCGGCCGCACGGACTCGCTCTTTCAGCGCGTCCTCGACTTCGGGGAGAACATCAGTCTTGTGCCCGGTCGCGTCCTCGCGGTTGAAGAGCCCTCGCAGCACGAAGAACAGCACGATCGCCAACAGGACACCCGCGGCAACCAGATAGTACTTGGCTTGTTTGAGGAGAGCTTTCATGGACCAGGTCCTCGCGGCAGGATACGACGAAACCCTGCTCGGGACTAGCCGATCAGGGGGAGCTGGCGGACTAGCGTCGCTGCGTGCGCGCGATGAGGGATCTCCTCGATGAGGTCCGCCGCCACGTGATCCTCGCCCAGACGCCCGCGCAGCTCCGCCACCGTCTCGCAGCGGGCTCGGACCACGAACCACCCGGCATCGGGGGCCGCTGCCGTCCCGCAGCCCTCGTCCCAGACCCTCCCAGCCCGAGCAACCCACGTCCGGGCGTAAGCCAGGTCTGAGGGACCCCGCACACCCGCCACTCGCAGAAACCACCACCGAAGCCTCCTCGGAGCGCTCCTCGGGGCAGGGACCGAGGGACTCGGCTCCAACTTCCAGTCGTCCATAAATCACCCGACCAGCATCTTGAGAAGCTGGGCCAACAGGGAGGCTAGACCCGAGACCACGGCGACCGCAACCCCCGCGTAGAGCCCCCACTTGGCCTTAGCTTTCTCAGTGCCGGAGGTGTCCTTGGCGTCGTTGACCGTGAGAGTCTGGATCTTCCCGGTGTGCTCCCTCTTCGCCTCGCGCAACTCCTCGATGCGATCGGAGCTGACCGCCTCCCGCTTCTCCAGCTCGCGGACCCGCTCTTCGAGCTTCGCCTGCTCCGATCGCAGGTCCTCGATCGCCGACTTGTTGGCGCTCGTCGCGAACTTTGCTGCGTGGCTGTGCCGCGTCAGGTCGTTGCGCAGTTCATTGGTCTCGCGCGCCATGTCCTTGTACGTCTCGTTCTCACTCATGAGGCTTCGCCTTTGGAGATCACGTCCTCCCAAATCTGTTCGGCTTCCTCCCAGCTCTTCGGCGACTTCGAGGCCATCGGCCGCTTCTGCGAAACGGAGTCCATCACTTGGAGAGCCGCATCGCTGAGGCTCCGGCGAGCGGGCCTCCCCTTCCTCTCGCCCTCCTCCTGCTCAGCGAACCGCAAGAGGTCGCGGATCTCTTTGATCGTGGACGGGACCTCGTGCTTGTCCATGAGAGCCTCGACATCCCCCAGGAGCCCGGGAGCGTTCGCCCGAAGGTAGTTTTCAAGATCCTCCACCGCCTCTACGAGATGAGACACCCGAGGCTGGAGCATCGCAACGGTGGCCTTGTCGTCGGGAATGAGCGAGGCGATGGTCTCGTGCGTGCGCTTGCGCTGAACGGACTGCCGGGCGTGCCGACGCACCGCCATGAGGATCGCCCGCTCCAAGGGCTTGGCCTGGACCTCCCCTTTGATGAGGTAGTCCTGTGCGCCGAGCGCAGTCGTGCGCATCGCCATCTGGATGTCGTCGTTGCCTGTCAAGACGATGAAGGGGACGTCGGTCGCCTTCGAGAACTCCGTAGCGGTCTCGTAGCCATGGACGTCGGGGAGCGAGAGATCGAGAAGTACAAGATCGGGCCGGACAGCCTCCACCACCATGAGGGCCGCCTTCAAACTCACCGCGCGTCGGACCTTGAAGTCCGCCTCCTCGGCGCGCTTGAGCATCTTCTCGACGTAGATGGCCTCGCCGTCGTCGTCCTCCACGAGCAGCACGGATAGAGCGAGTCGCATGTCTACCTCGGAGCCAGTTCCGCCGTCTGGAACCAGAAGTCTTCCAGCGAGCCTGTGATGCGCTCGAAGACCTTCGGGTCCCCCGGCTTCACCATGTAGGCGTTGCAGAACAGGTTGTAGGTCGAGAGGATGTCGCTCTCCGCGCTGGAGCTGGTCAGAATGACCACCGGGATTCGGCGCCAGTCCGCGTGCTGCTTGACCTGTGCAAGGACGTCCCTCCCGTGCATCCCTGGCAGGTTCAGATCGAGCAAGATGAGGTCCGGCCGAGGTGAGCTTTTCGTGAGGAAGGCCAGGGCGTCAGTACCGTTCTCCGCCAGATGCAAGCGGAACGAGATCGCCCCCTTCCGAAGGGCCTTCTCCGTGAGCAGTGCGTCCCCCTCGTCGTCTTCTACGAGGAGGATCTCCGCTGGTCGTGGTGGACGCTTCGAGTAGTTCATCGAGCCCATACTGCCGGCTCCTTGGGGAGGGTAAAGTAAAAGGTCGAGCCCTTGCCCTCTGCGGACTCGACCCAGATGCGCCCGAGGTGGCGCTCCACAATGCGTTTGCACAGGGCGAGACCAAGCCCCGACCCGTTCTTGCTCGTCCCCAGGCGTCGAAAGATGACGAAGATCTGTTCGGCATGGCGCATGTCGATCCCCATGCCGTTATCCGCCACGCTGATCTTCCAGTGGTCCCCCGCATCCTCCAAACAGATCCTCACGACAGGCGCGTGCTCCGGATGGCGGAACTTGATCGCGTTCCCCACTAGGTTCTGAAACACCCGGGCGAGCAGACTCTCGTCCCCGTAGACCTCTGGGAGTTTGCCCCGCTCGATCTTCACCCCCTTCTCCCGAATGTCGTCCTCCAGAATGAAGAGCGCCTCATCGAGGGCTGAGTCGAGGTTGAAGCGCTCCGAATGAACCTCCCGACCGATGCGAGAGAAGTAGAGCAGACCGTTGATGAGGGCCTGTGCCGTGGACGCCCCGTCCACGATGAACTTCAGGTACTTCTGAGCCATCGGGTCCTCGAAGCCGTCGCCGTACTCGTCTTGAAGGTAGGCTGCGAAGTTGCACACCTTCCGGAGCGGTGTCTGGAGATCGTGCGATGCCGCGTAGGCGAAGGACTCCAAGTCCCGATTCGAGCGCTTCAAGTCCTCCGCGATCGCTTGCTGCTTGCGGATGTAGTTCCTGAGCTTGCGCTCGTTGACACGAACGAACCGCTCACTGTCGCCCTCGCCCATCGGGCACGGACTGAGATCGAAGAGGGTCTTGTAGTCGTAGCCGCTTGAAACAGTCAGCGCTGGTAGCGCGCAAGCGCCCTCTGGGCGAGCTTCACAATCTTCGGATCGCGTTTGTTGCCGGCCTGCTTGAAGATCCGTACTGCTTCGTCCCATGTAACTAGCTCCACCCGGTCGGTTTCGTTGGTGCGCTTCGGATACCCTCCCACCTTCACCATGAGGAAGAAGTGCGTGATGGAGAAGGAGCCCTCACCCTTGCCCACGTAGGAGTTTCCGGGGAGGATCTTCGCCTTGAGCCCGGTCTCCTCCCACACCTCGCGGATGGCGGCCTGCTTCATCGTCTCGCCCTCATCCACTCGGCCCTTGGGGAAGGACCAGGGCCCGTAGTTGTTCGAGGGTCGGATGATGTAGACGTGCTCCGTGTCGTCCATCGAAGGGAAGACAACCCCTCCAGACGAGATCCACTTCTTCTTCTTCTTGGGCGGGGCTGCGGCCTTCTTCGGGTCCCACGGATAGAGCTTCCCTGAGGGACTGACGTAGAACTTCTTCCCTGTCTTCGGATCAACGTAGGGGGCGGGTTGTTTCTTCTTGGAGCTAGGGGCTGCGGCCTTCTTCGGGTCCCACGGATAGAGCTTCCCTGAGGGACTGACGTAGAACTTCTTCCCTGTCTTCGGATCAACGTAGGGGGACAACTGCCCTGGGACCGGCTTGGAAGCAGGCCCCTTCGGAACGCCCGGAAGGGGCTGAGGCGGTTCCTCAGGCGTCCCCTTGGTCTTCTTGGCCCATTTCAGGACGTGCTTGGCAAACGCCTTGAGGGGCTCCTCGGTGAGCTGCCGAGACACAGGTTCACCACGCTTCGATCACGAACGTGGCTGCGGCTCCGCGGACCGCGATGCCGGCCTCGTACCGATCGCTGAACTCGCGACGCTGACCTGCCAGGACCTTGCCGTGGATGTTGGTTCCATCGAACGAAAACTCGACGTATCCACCGGTCGCCTCGATCAAGATGTGCGAGGCCCAGATCGCAGGATAGGGCCCGGCGCTGCCGTCGCTCCCGTTGTCCCCCGAGCCGACCGGCGGCGTGGCGACGTTCACGGGCGTGCTCGACCCTGGCTCCACCACGGGGAGCGGAGTGTAGGGGTTCGCCCCGACCACGTCGATCCACAGATAGGCGTTGTCCGAAAAGGAGGCTGTCCCCGAGCCCGCAATACGGACGCGAAGAGACTTGATCGCAGTCGCAGGCGGCGGGGGCCAACCTCGAACGGGGAACGCCATTACTCGTCCTCCTTCGAGGAGCCACCGGGCAGCTCACCCACGTTGATGCCCTTCTTCTTCAACAGGCCCTTGGCCGTTTCGTAGGCCCAGATGCTCCCGCCTCCAAAAGCAGCGAAGTACATGAGGCTCGCGACCCACGGCCAGCCTGCCCCTTCGGGATCCTGCCAGACGATTCCGAGGAGAAGCCCCGACACGACCGGGTGGAGGGGGAGAGTTTTCCGCATCCACCACCAGAACCACTGGCTCTTGCGCTTCTTGTGGGCCTGCTCCCGCGTGAAGATCCGGTGAGCCATCACCTGGCCAACCAGCATCGCGATCAGCATCCATGAAAGGCCCGGCCAGTGCGGGGCCAAAAAGTCCCAGACTCCTTGAACAGCTTCCATCTCAGTCCTCCTCGACAGCGAGCGCGATCCCCCGAGCGAGGAGCTGCGCGACGTTCATGTTCTTCTTGGCCGCCGCGTCGGACAGCGCCTTGTAGACCGGCATAGGGACCGGGAGAAAGAAAAGGTCACCCGGTTCGGGCGACTCGTCAATCGCTCGGTTCACTTCATCGATGTTGGGGATCCCTAGCGCCATTGGAGTGAAAACTACCAGATGACAAGAGGATCGGCTACGGGGCGCCGCGCTTCGCGAGGTGGTGCCCGTACTCGCGAGGGTCGAATGGGCCCCCTGGGGCACCACCGATGGTCGGCATCTTCATCCCCTTGAGCCCGTTGCGCCTCCACTCGACCGCCATCTCCAACAGTCGCCAGTCCTCGGGGCTGAGATCGAGCGGGCTGACCCCCGACTCGTCGACAGCTTTCTGGATCAACGGCATGTCCTGGAGCGCGGGGTAGAGCGGCATCATCTTGAGGATGTACCGCCACAGCACTTCCGCCGTTTCCGTGCGGAAGGGGAAGGGCTGCCAGCCAGGCTCGTTGGGCGCGAGGGCCTGTGCGGCCCCTAGAGGGGCGCTGTAGCCCGTCCAGGCCCCGGAAGACCTCTGCCCCGAAGGAGCACCCAGCGTCTCCTTGAGGGCCCTCCTGAGCGCCTCCAGGGCCATCAGAAGGATGTCCGATCGGACGGCTGGTAGGTGTAGAGCGCGTCGGAGATCGTATCCAGGGATCCCACACGCGGGAAGCGGACCGACCCGCCCTTCTGCGGAACCTCTGCAAAGGAGAGCTGCACCGTCACGATTCGAGGGTTGCCCGAGGGGAAGAGCGCCTCATAGGTCACATCACACTGCGTCATGATGCAGAGGAGCGCGCTGTTCGCGCTGAAGCCCCCATCCCCGCCGCTCCAGTGAATGTTGGTCCCCGGGAAGACCAGGTAGAGCTTTCGAGGGGGCTCCGTGAACGGCACCCCCACCTCGGACTGCTCCCCGTAACGGGGGAGCATGAAGCGCCGAAGCCAGGCAAGCGCACCAGGGATGTAGGCGTTCCGCTCGTTGACTCCCACCGCCCGAAGGCGCTCAGCCGCGGCCTGGGCCTTGGCTGCCAGCTCAAACTCGCCCCCCGACGCAGTGAGGAAGGTGTCCAGCGATCGGAAGGCGTAGTGGTCGACGTCGGTCGTGAAGACCGCCGTGAAGCTGATCGTGCGCTCACCCGAGTTGACCCACTGATAGAGCGGGAGAGATCCACCAGGGACCTCCTTGGTCGAGTAGTTGACCTGCTTCGTGTCGGTGATCGAGTCGGGGTAGTACTGAAACTTTCGCCGGGTGTCCGAGGGGGCTCCGCCCCCAGGGACAACACCGGTTCCAGCATCTCCACGCGAGGTCGCGCTGAGGGGCCGATCATCACGGTCCAGCTCGATCATGTAGACCTCGCTCCGCCGCGAGTTCATCACGGTGCGGAGTCCGGTAGCGAGCGACCCCAACGTCGGCATGGATTTCCCTCAGTAGGCGAGGCCTACTTGGTGAGCTTGCCCTTCTTGACCTTCTTGAACCCACGCTTGCCGCCGGGTTCGTATTCCTTGGCCTTCTTCTTGCGCCACTTGCGGTAGGCGATGTTGTAGCTGCTCTTGTAGGAGCGTCCGATCTTCACGATCTTCTTCTCGTTCTCGGAGCCTCGGCAGAGGCACTTGTAGCTCTGGCAGCGGCACTTCCAGTAGTTGCGCTTCTTGCCAGGCACCGCGGTCGAGCCACGAGGACCCGGACCGAGACCCTTGCCCTTCTTCACGCGCTTGAAGGGGTTGTGCTTGGTCCCCTTCTTGAACTTGCCCATCAGCTTCTTGGTCTCGCTGAGGACTCCATCCTCTTGGTCGAGATCGAGGATGCCTCGAACCTCCTCGACCAGGCTTCGCACTGAATCGTAGTTTTCCATCTCGGCTTCCTCCTTGACGACTCCCAGGATCGATCCCAGTGGGATCCAGCCCCGGTCGGTCGTCAGGACTTCAATGTCCTCCCGCAACTTGGGATCAGACCGGAGCATTGCTTCACTACCATCTTCGTCGACCCACTCCAAGCGGACCCACGGCAAAGACACCCGAAGGACCTGTCCTTCGCGGCCATCGGTGTGACGAACGAACGAGCCCCGCAGGACGTTCACGTCGATCATCACACTGCCTCCTGCATCTGCGCATCCCACTCGATGCGTTCGACGTAGAAGAGTTCAACCAGCTCAGCCTCGAAGGCTGGCTGACATCGAAGCACCTCCGCGATCGAGTTTGCCTTGCCGGCAGCATCGAGCGCGAAGTTGCGAACCACTTGCCCCTGTCGGCGCGTCCCGATGAACCACCCCGCACGCACGAGCCTCAGCATGTTGAGCGCCTGCGGCGTTCGCGAGGGGGCCAAGCGCTCAAGCGCCTGGGGCCAGTCGAGTTCGACCGGCTCAGCATCCTCCTCGACGACAAAGCGGTCGTCTCGAAGATGGGCAGAACGTAGAACGATCTTCGCCATGCTACTGCCGGAGCTGCTCCGCGGCCTGAGCCAGGTACTTGGCAGCATCCGCGTCGAGCGACTCGACGATGGGATAGAGATTCTGCATGATCGCGAAGGCTGCGCGGACCGCGAGCCCCTGGTCATCCTTCATCACCGCCGAGGCCAGCACCTTGGAGTAGTCGAGGACCATCCGGCACGAAGAGCCGAGGTGACGCAAGTCGATGGACCCTGAGCTGGTTTCGTTCAGCTCCTTCGGGTGCTTCCAGTGACGGAAAGCTCCCGTGGCGTTGACTCGCTCCAGTAGTTCGTTCAGGGCCATCGATGCGCTCCAAGGGATGAAGGGTGCGGCCATGCGGAGATCCCCGCTTCGCCCCGTTCGGGGCGGGATGGGCCGCACACCCGTCGTGGATCAGACAAGGGCGATGAAGGCCTCTTCGACGTCCTGTTCGTCCGTCTGGGCAGCGACCGCGAAGGTCACGGTGCCAGCCTGGACCATCTGGTTCCACTGGTCGCGGACGGGGAGTCCACGAGCCATCTGGGACGAGCCCATGCCCACGAGGCTGCTCTGGCGGAAGTCCGCCGTGTGCATCGGGAGCTGGATCGAGTCGGCGCCACCACTGGCTGCGAGCGTGCCCACATACCGCCCGAAGGGGTAGGGGAGCGCATCGACCCGGTGGGTCGTCTCCTCGGGGTGATTGCCTCCGCCGACCGCGATGCCGTCTTCGGCGACAGCCGGGTAGTTGATCGGGGTGGCGAGCTGATTCTGTATAGTGACGAGCATTGGGGAAGACCTCCTAGTTGGAACGAGGCTAGTTTACCGTTGATCTGGGTGTCAAGCCAGGCACTTGCGACCACGTGGTCGCAGGCGCTCAGTCTCCGGCCGCCACCACAGTGACTTCCATGTCCACCGAGCCGATGTTTGAGGCGTAAAGCGCCGTGATCCCGGAGGTGGTGAGAAGCATGAACCCCTCGCGGGTTGTGGCCAGCGGAGTGATGCTGGTCACCTCACCACCGACACTATTTTTCTTGATCTCGACAGTTCCGGGGGTGTCCGTGGACGACCGAGCGTTGGTTCGGATGAGGAGGAACGACTTGTCAGCAATCTCCCGCGTGGTGATCTCCACATCGGTCGCGCCGACTGCCAAGAGGTTCTTTCGTGACCCTCCCTCACCGAGCGAATCCGTGACGTCCTCATAGGCAACGTTGCCGAGGTCCTTCTCTTCGTTGGAGGTCGACGAGACCGAAGCCTCCATCCTGAATCGCACGCGCACACTCATGGGTCCTCACTATCCTGGATCAGGCCGAGTTTGATCGCCACCGCTTTCAGAAGGCGGTCCCGCTGGGCGGGGGTGAGAGCCTCGAAGGAGAGGTCCTTGAGGTCGGAGCCCTTCGTCTCGCGACGGTGCCGCCGACGACGCGCTCGTACCTCTTGGTCGTGCTCCTCGATGTCCTTCGTGTCGATAACGTTGGAAGCCATCAGCCCTCCTCGAAGACCTTCGTGCGAAAACAAATCCCCTCAAGGGCTGTCAGATCCGACGTCCCTCCTGGGATCTTCAGGTACCACAGCTTCCACAGCTCCTCGTAGGGGCCGATGTCGAAGCTGTAGGGGAAGTCCGCCCCGTCCTCCACGATCTCGTCCACGAGCACGGAGATCGCCTGCGTGCCTGTGTGCCGGACAAGGTAGGCAATCACCTGGACGTCCTTCGCCCGGGATCTGTGCGACCAAACAGCGTCCGCTTCAAGCACGACCTTCTGCCCGCGCAAGACCCAAGACCCTTGACCCACCGTGACCCCCTTCGGAGTCACCGTCAGATCGGGGTTGATATCCCGACCGTCAGTCTGCCGGAACCACTGAACAGTAAAGCTCATGTCTGCTTCCCCAACATGATGAACATCACCCGGTCGCTGTAGTTCGCCGAGCCGAAGTTGAAGGGATTCGCCAGGTTGTTCGCATCCGCCCCGACGATGATGAAGTTGTCTCCAGGCGGGCCCCCTGCACCATCCGAAACCTGGTACACGGGGAGCGTGTTAGCGGCCACTGAGGTGATGAGACCTCCCGTGATCACGACCACGTAGTGAGAGTCGGTCTCGACAGGCGCCCTTAGAACGACATCCATCCCCAAGAGCCCGAGATTGGTGATCGACGAGATGTTGAAGCTGGCGTCCTGGTCGATCACCGGGGCCCCACCGTTCGTTACGGTGAACCGGCCCATCGCCTTGACCATCGTCTTGGCGTAGAGCGTGTTGGCTACTGGAGCGACCGGTGAGTTGTTCAGCGGGTTGGACCCCTGGTCTTCGGTCGTGGGGGAGAAGAGTTGGAGCCTCCCATCCCGAGCGAGGACGGCCGCGTGCGTGAAGCCCCCGATGGGGGAAGATGAGATCCCCTGATCCATCCGAATCGTCTCATCCCAATCCCCGTCGTTGAAGGGGTTGGTCCCCCCGTCAGCGGTCGAGGGGTGATACCCGATCCCCATCCCCGAGCGAGCGAACGACCAGATCCCCGAGGGGTTCGTGGCGATGTCCTTCTGCCACTGCCCCGTCGCCAAGTACTCGGCGTTCTCGGTGATCTCGATCGGCTCACCCCCAATGGCAGGAACAAGCCCGTTCGGGGCGTGGTAAACGCGGACGCGATTGTTGGGAGGGTTCGGGTCCTCAAACTCGAACATCAGCGTTCGATCTGAGACCCCGACACCCGCGGTAACCCCGGAAACCCGGGGGAGCAGCGCATCAGCGATGGCCCCTTGGAGGCCCTCCCCGAGGCGCATCACTGCCGAGGGATCCGCAGCAACCGCGTACTCGTCCCAAGCGGTGCTGAGCCACGTCGTGGACAACACGACCGAGGTCTCCTTGAGGACCTTGACCCCCTCCGTGTTCGTGATCACGAACGCGGTCGACTCCGCGCCCGTGTCCTTGTGCCAAAGAGCACCAGTCGGCTCGAAGTAGGCGTTCGAGGTGAACCACATCTCACCCGAGTGACTGGAGTAGAGCCGCAAGGACGGATGAGAAACCCCTGGCCCCAAACTCGACTGGGACTCCCAGAACAAGGTGTATGAATCGGCCGCCGCAAAGACCGACTGGATCGCAGGCGTGTCCCGGAGCCCGTTGTTGACATCCGCTTCGTGCAGGTGCTCGATATGCCCCCGCATCTCCAGGCTCACACCGCCGTTGGTGTTGTCCTCATCGGTGCGGTCGAGCCGAAGGAGCTTCAAGAGAGGGTTGCTGTTCGCCGTCCCCCTCGAAAGCAACTGGAGCAACACTGCCGGAGTGACACTCGGGGTCGAGGTGAAGCTCGTCCCATCCAGTTCGTTCCGATCGAATAGGGCCATCCGACCGCCCATGATCGTCTGAAAGATCCGAAAGTCCTTCAGGTCCTTGTCGGTAATCCCGGTGTACTCGTAGTCAACGATCTGAGCTTGCAAGTAGTAGATGTCGACCTGCTCGCCCGTCGTCCCCCACGAGACCCCAACGAAGTCGATCCCGATGCGCGAGAGGTACACCTCAGCGGAAGAGGCGACCTCGACCACCTCGTTGATGGAGAGGAGCCCCGGGGAAGAAAGATCCACCGAGAGGGTCATCGCATCGAAGGTTGAGTTCCCGTTGTTGTCCATCGTCTGGACGGTGATCTGCGCAGTACCTCCGGCCGCTGCCGCGTTGACCCCAATGAGCGCACGGACTCGGATGAACTGCTCGCCCTTGGTCGACGACCCTCCGAGCACGATGGGGTAAGAGAGGTCCTGGTAGAGACTCAGCGAGGCCGGAGTCGAAGCCGAGAGCACCTCCACGGCCTGGTAGCGATCCGTGCCAGCAACCGGTGAGACGTTCGAGTTGCTGCACCGCAACCGGGTATCCGTCGGGCTGGTCGCCTGCCACTCCCATGGGGGCGTGTTGAGCGAGTACGCTGACCCCAGATCGCCGAAGGTGAAGGCAGGGTTCTGAACCAGGGAGGTCAGGGGCTTCTGACCAGGCAGAACAAACTCGGCCGCCGGCGTCCTCCGGTTGGCGGTGATACTCGAACCCGCGATAACCCCTGAGGCTGGGACCACCACCTCGCCGAGGATGACCAGGTCGTCGAACTCCGGAGCAACCGTCAGCTCGTCGGTGGGGGAGGTCTCATAGGCCCGGATCTCCCCCGCTGTCGTTCCCCCGATAGCGTAGTTTGCGTACAGGCAGATCGCGACGGTCGTGCTCACCTTCGAGGAGAGGTCGACAGCCTGGCTCCCCGTCCGCCGCAGCGTGACCACGAAGTCCCCCGAGGGAGTCATCGCGATGTTCTGCGTGTCGCTGCTCGGATCCACCGTGACCGAGAGCGCTACGCCGCTCGTCGTGAGGTAGAAGCCGGAGTGGATCCCGGTGGGGATGATCCCTCCACCCACCTTGGTGTTCATCGACCCGGAGAGGAACTCCTCCTTGTACCGGACGTCGATCTCACTGTTGGTGAACTGGCTGAGCGTTACGGGCATCTTAGGTTCCTGTAGCCGTGATCCGGACGACGTTGGGGATCTGGACGCCCAGCGTCTTGACCTGCTTCGTCATCGTACCGTAGGCGACCAGAAGCGTACCAGCGAAGAGGCCGATCTCGTAGATTTCAGGGGCGTTTCCAAAGCCGTCGTCATTGAACTCCCCGAAGTCTAGCAGGCAGGTTACCTCCAACGACCTCGTGGGCACATCGAAGTTGAAGTCCGCAGGCGTCGCCAGGGCCTTCGAGAAGGTCCCTGTAGCTGTCGGGTAGTCCGAAGGGTTCTGGAGGGCATCCAGGTCGGTCAGGTAGGGCCCACGGGTGTTCAGAGAACCGGGGTCTGAGGGATCCCGCGGAACGTTGCCCGACGGGGTGATCTCGTACCCGCCCTCCCCCACCTTGAAGGAGTCGATCAGAATAGCCGGAGGCCCGCTGAGCCCTCCAAAGTTCTGGAGAACCGCATCGAGCGCAGCGTTCGGAATGATGGCCTGGATGACGGTGGGCATGAGTTTCCTTACGGGAAGGTCGAAGACCCGGAAGCCGAGAAGGCCAGGGTCGCTAGAGGTCTCACTCCATAGGCTTCAACTACCTCCACGTGCTCGGGCGTCGTCTGCCCGATCCGATCTCGGAGCCGTTCAATCCCACCCTCTAGCACATACGGAGTCGTAGTCTCGATCCGGATCCGGTGCGACTTGCAGAAGTCGCAGCTCAGAACCTCCGCACAGATGTACTCGATAGTCGAAACCCCAGTACTCGGAGGGGTCGTCGCCACCACCTGAAACTCGAACTCCACCAGGGCCCAAGTCAGCGCCGCGTTGTTCGCATCAGGGGTGGTCGGAGTATCCGTAGGGTCGAGATCGAAGTCCGTACCCGAGACATAGGTGTCCAAAATGACCGTCCCGTTGTTCCCCGAGCCGCTCTGGAAGACGAGCGCACGCTTCCCGTCATCCGCGAAAGGGTCGAAGCCCACCGACCCGATCGTGAGTCGAGCCGGAGCCGCGCCTGTCAAACTCCCGTCGACCCCCGAGTGGGCGGTGCCATCGTTGAAGACCTCGATGACCGTGCCCTTCACATTCCGGATGAAGGAAGGAAGACCCGTGGACGCGAGCGTGTACGAAGCGTCCAGCTCGAAGCTGGAGCCGTCCGGCGCGACCGAGGCGACACGCCAACCGTCCAGGAGCTTCGCTGGGAGAGCCCCCGGAGGGACTCGCACCGACTCCCCGGTCACGACGAAGATGTCCCCGGGTCGAACGTTGCCGAAGGTGCCCAGACCGTCAGTAGCCGTGACCGTAAAGGGGGCCACGGAGGTGTCGATCTCGAAGGCGTCCACATCCTCCAGCTCCGTACCCGCCGGAAGGTTCGCCCCAGTCGGATCGATGATCGCCCCTGACCGAATCAGGGGGAACTTGGGCACCGTCTCCAGGAAGTACTCCGTCCCGAAGTTCGTGAGTTTCCACCGGCCCACCCCGAGCCCCGTAACCACATCGAAGTCCCCCTGGCCCCGCAGCGTGTAGGTGGTTGGAAACGCGCTGGCCGCCGTGGGCGTCACGCCGGTGATCTCGATCAGCCCGTCCGCACCGAAGCCGATGAGGGTGCTCCACGGCGAAGGCGACTGCTCCCAGCAATACTTGTCGACGGTGAAGACCGCGGAGGTCTTCAAGTACTCCATCCGGTCGGCGTTGATCTCATCGTAGACAGGGATCAACGGAGCCTCTACGGAGTAGAACCGAACCAGCCGCCAGACGATCGCCCCGTTGTTCGCGTCAGCCGTTCCCCCCATCGTGTCAACGGGTCGGAACGCGATCGTGTGCGCATCGATGACCAGGTCGATGACACGGAAGCCGTCGTTCGTTCCCGCGCCCGTCCCCGTCGTCTCGACCGCACGCCCCACGTGCGCGGCCGTGAAAGCCGCTGTAGGCGAGGAAAATCTCACCCGACCACTCACCAGGTTGAGGCTCCCGTCGGCCCCTGGGAGGCCCTCTCCGACGGCGTAGGCCGTACCTCCGGCCGTGAGCACCGCCTGGTACAGCTCCAGGGTGACCCGATAGAGGGGCTCGACTGTCGTCGGAGAGTACCCCGTGAGCGCGGCAAGGTACTGATAGCCCTTCACCGTACCCTTGAGACCGATCCACCTAGAAACGCTCTCGACCCACCGACGCTGAAACTCCTCCTCCTCGCGCACGTCGATCTCGATCCCGAAGTCCTGTGCGAGCCACCGCAGGAGACCGGGAGCCCGGACCGAGACTTGGCGGGTGTCCCCTTCGGTCGTCGCCGCCCGCAGCTCGTAGCGGTAGGTGGAGCCCGTGAGGGTCGGATTGGGAGTCACCTCAAGCTGGTTGGCTGTAGGGGCCCCGGTCACCTCGAAGATGACCCCGTTGTTGATATCGTTCTCCGCGTAGACCGTGACGAGCTTTCCGATATCCGCGCTGCTGAACGCCCCCGACAAGGCCTGAAGGAGCGGACCCACAATCGTCGTCATGTCCTCCCCGGACTGCTCAACCGCCCCCCGAAGCGTTGAGGTCCCGCTCAGGGTGAGCTGAGGCCTCCGGAGGATCGCCCATGTGAGGGGCCCCACCTCCTGGAAGAGGAACGGCGAATCGAGCACCACCTCCGTGGCGCTGATCAGCTCGACGATGGTGAACTTGCCCTCGTTGGAGCTGTCGACCGCGGGCTTGAGTGCAGTCGATCCCGAGACCGTAATGCGCTTGCCCACATCCCGGCGCTGGAACGCGGCTGTCGGGCTCGTGAGTCGCAGGCTCGCGTTGATCGCCCCGTCTTGCCCCTCTCGCTCGGTCTGGAGCTTTCGCTCGTCCTCGATATTGAAGAACTGCTTACGCTCGGTGACCTCGAACTCGGTCGAGCCGTCTGAAAGGATCCACCCTGGACCTATCGGCTCTACGTCCCCCGACACCACCTCGACGATCGTCTCGTTGGTGAGCGAAGCACTTACGGGTCGGACCTCCCAGCGGAGAGGGCCGGCGTCTACGACGAGCGGGGGGTTGGTGAGCACCGACGTGGAGTCGACCACCGAGGTGATGACCACCGAGGTGTTGTTGTCTGCGAGGGTCGAGTTAGTGACCGTCAGCTCCTTGCCCACGTCCGCGAAGGTGAAGCGACCTCGCTCGGTCTGGAAGACGCTCACACCCGTAACCGACCCTCGGATGCCCGTCTGCTCAACCGGCTCCTTGATGAGCTGAATGGCGCCGAGAAGGAGCAGCCCCGTCTCGTCAAACTGCGTCCGCACCGCCCGAGCCTCGCGCAGCTCGAAGAAGTTACGGATCTGCCTTCGCAGGTCCGTGAAGACCTCCCCCTGCGAGTCCGCGTACTTCAGGAAGAGGTCGTCGACATCCTCCTCCCGGTAGAGGACTGGAGCCAGATCGAAGAGGACACGACGAGCCCAGTTGAACTCGCCGAAGGGCTCTCCTCCAAATGGTCCTGATCCGTAACCCGGCATCGATCCGCACCCTACCTCAAGTTTTCAGTACCAGCTAGACCCCTTGGATCCCTGCCCAGTCGATCTCCGCCAGGTCCCCTGCATCCCCTGTGAGCAGCGCACGCACCTCGTAGATGCGAGCCACGTCGTACATCGTCCCGTCATCCGGACTCGACCCGGGCGTTGTAGGCGTCGCAGAGGGAACGAGAATAGTCTGCTCGAAACGGAGCGAGCCCGGGATAGAGAAGAGCCGAGAAGCCCTCAAGTCACCCGCCTGAGGCACCAGCGTGGTCCCCATGTCGTAGAGACGAAGGTCCAGCGCCGGGGCGACCCCGCCTGCGTCCGTGAGGGTTACCAAGCCCCCGAGAACCATCGTGCTGCCGGAGAACAGCGAGGGGTTGAACTGGAAGCCACCGAGCTTTATCTCGGCATTGAGGAGCGTGTCGTCGACCACCTGCACCCGGGTATTGCCGGTCATCTGCGGAACACCTCCGCCCACACCGACCGTAACCGTGACCGCTGAACCGGCTGCCGAGGCGGTGACTCCGGAACCCACGAAGTCGATGGACGTCGCGCCCGCCGTCTGCGAAGTCCCCTCGTCCAAGATTTCGAGAGCGGACCCTCCGCCCCCGCCCCCTCCCGCACCGATGTCGGTGACCGGCGAGCCCTGGATGACCGAGGATCCGTTGAAGAAGTAGACTCGCGCGCCTACGCGCACGCCCAGGATGTGTGCGGTGTCGCTGCTCGGGATCTGGTTCCCCTTCTGGAGCACCACGACCAGGTTGTTGGACGGTGCCCGAACGAGTTCGACCCAAGCGATCTCCCCATCGAGGAGCTGGATGCTACTGGCAGGGATCCGCCACTTGAACCCGGTGACGGCTGCCAGCATCTCGAAGTCGTCAGTCCACGAGAGCGTGCCCCCGGCAGTGACGAACGAGACCGTGCCCCCACCTCGGAGGATGATGTGGCGGTCCTCGCGCGCAGCGTAGGCTGCGGCGTCCTGTTGCCCGTAGAAGGCCTCGATGGCGTCGAAGTACGGAGTCTGGTTCTCCGATGGGAAGATCCAGTTCATCCGGGACGTGTTAGGCATTCGGCTCTCCGCAGTTTTCTAGGCTCGCCATGCAATCCTCGGCTGCGACCACGTGGTCGCTCAGGTCAAGACGGTCACGCCCCGCTCGATGATGAAGGGATCAGGACCGACCACAATGTGACGAGCCCCCGAAGAGAGGATGACCCAGACATCGAAGATGTACTCGCCCGGGTCGAGGTTCTGCGTATCCGACGGGGCAAACTTGATCAAGGCCTTGCCAAGGGTGTCCCCCGTCTGAGTGTAGATCTCGATCTCCGCCGGGCCTACCTGGCTGTCCTTCTGGATCGAGATCCGATCTTCCCGAAGGTCGCACTTCACGGTCGCAATCAAGCGCGCTCCCGTGAGGTCCACGAAGGCCCCCGCGTCATCGCAGACCGACAGCTCGAAGTTTTTCGAGGTGCCTCGCACGATCTCGATCTCGTTCTCGGTCCCCACGATGGATGAGGTGTTCGCCATCAGCACGACTCCAAACGGCCCTTGAGGGCCCCCGCAGGCTCTACCAGACCCTTGAGCTGAGTCGAAGCCATAAAGGCCCCCTGAAGCGTCCCAGACGCCTCTACAAGGCCCGCAAGGGGGCTGGTGAGGGTCAGACTACCCTTGAGGTCCCCAACGGCGCTCAGGCGCCCCTTGATGCGGTCAATGACCGACTCAGGGAGCTGAGGGCTCGTATCGAGGAAGAAGACCTGGAGAACGTCCGGACAGGCACCGAGGCTCTTGGGCGCCTCCTTGAGCGTGACCTCTCCCGTGAGCGGGTCTGTCTCCGTCCAGCCGTCATCGAGCGAGGGCTCCTGGAGGAGGCCGTTCAGGTACACCGCGGTCGTCCCTGGCTGGTAGGGCGCCGAAACGTTGAAGACGGTGTTGACGCCGTCGATGGTCCCGGAAGGGACCTCGAACCGAGGGATCGGCATGGGATCACTTATACCTCAAACTCGATAGACCGTCATCCGAGCGGGATGTAGTAGACCCGCACCACGTCTCCAGGGTCCGGGGCCTCCTTGAGATTGAGCTTCTTGTCCCCCAGCTCGGTGTGCCCGTCTACCAGGGACGGCAACAACAACACCCCGTTGAGGTAGACCCTCGTCGAGCCCGGCAGGTAGTCCGCCGCCACGAAGAAGGTCTTGTTCGCCCCGTTGATCGTGCCGGAGGGGGTCTCAATCCGTGGAGGCTGCACCTCAGAAGGTCCTGTCAGGACTTCGAGGCACTTCGCTTCTTCCTAGCTGTCGTCTTCTTGGCCGTCTTCCTCGGGGCTCGCTTCTGCGTCGCCTTCTTCTTGGTTGCACGAGCCTTAGCCTTCCGCGCCGTAAGGTCATCCGCCCGAGCGTTCGAGCGAGGACGAGGTCCCTCGGACTCCCTGCCCTCCGCCTTCGCCTTCTCCATCTGCACGAGTGAGGCTTCCAGCTTCAGCCCCTCGGCGTCGAAGACCTTCTTCGCGAGCGCCACACACTTCTTGATGCCGGCGGCCTGACCGTCCGCTGCGAGTTTGGCGCTCTGGGCCTGGAGAGCGATATCGTTGAGGCTCTGCCCCGCGTGGGAGAGCTTCGACTTGACGTACTTGGCCACCTCTATCGCCCCCATGCGATCGGTGATCTTCCCCTCGTCGAGGTCACGATCGACGCTCAGGGCAACCGATCTGATCCCTTCCGCAGCCTTGGCCAGATACTCCACGCCTCCAGCCGCCTTATGGAGCGTGACTCGTGACCCCTCCAGGAGATCATCCATGTCGTTTCCGAGGGCCTCCACCGTCAGCATCTTCACTTGAGCTTTCATCGGGTTCATCGTCTTCCTTCGTCCTTCATTCAAAACGGGGAGCAAGGCGATACACCCCGCTCCCCGCCTAGTCTACACGACCGCCGAGCCTACTGGCCGTTCACGATCACCGTGATGACGTCCGGGTTCGCTCCCGCACCCTTCAAGTTGTACTCGAACCGGAGATCTCCCACCGCCGCACTCGCTCCGGGGTACACATCCTCGTTGGCTGCCGCGTTCGCGCCGTTCCGCTGGAGGATGCCGTTCACGAACACCTCGACGTCGTCCACGAAGGTAACGGTGTCGTATGCCGGAAGCTGGACATCGACGTTGGCGTAGGTTGCCAGGTTCACATCGTTGTTGGCAGTCGTGTTCGACGTCACCACCGCCTGCACCTTGGTCCGTACCCCTCCGCTGAAGGCCTGGCTGATAGCGTTCAGAAGGGAGACCTCGCCAAAGTTCGTCTCGAAGGCGTCCCACTCCGCCGTTGTCTCGCTGAGTTTGATGCCGTCCGTCTGCGCCCACGTCGAGCCCGTCTGGTTCGCATCGTCGAGGAACAGCTCACCGGAACCAGCCGGGTCCGCCGCGATGCGGAGGTTGCCCGCCGTGCTCTCGACCACACCGTCGGTCTCGCCGACTGCGATCGGTCGGGTGCCTCCGCTGTTGATCGTTGCACCGGTCAAGAAGTCGTTGGCCGCCGCGTTGTTGTCGAAGGTGTCGACATCCGAGCCGAGCTGGACGGTCGAAGTACCTCCAGCCGAGCCCTCGATGATCGCGAAGAGTCGAGTCTGGAGGTCGTCCCGAACCTCCCAGGTGAGCCCGGCGCCCTCCAGGTCGAGAGTCGCGTTCGTCGTAAGGTCGACCGGAACCGTGCCCTGGTTGTCGTAGCCAACCTGTCGGGTGACGGTGGCAGTTCCAGGCACATCCACGATGGCGCCCCGAAGGAAGTCCTGCTCGGTGAGGTCGTCAAGAGCTTTCCGCTCCGTGAAGCAGAGGTTGACGACCTGACCTGCGAGTGCGGTCCCGTCGATGGTCTCCAGACCATCACCTGCGCTGCTCACCTTGACGTAAGTGACCTGCACCCGAGTGGTGGTCGCCGCGGTGATCGTCGTGCCATCGGAGATCCCCGACTCCGCGGAGAGCAAGCCGTAGATCGTCTGCCCAGCGTCGAGGATCGGATCCCGAGTCGAGCCATCGACTACCACGACGAAGTTCTTCGGACTGATCGCCGTCGAGCCGGAGAGCTGATCCAGTGTCGCCTCTCCGAAAGTGCCCGTGTGCGACACGACTACCGTGCCGAGGGTCGTGACCCCACCGAGCGCCGCCGTCGTGTTCGGAGGCAGCTCCCCAGAACCGAGAACCGAGACATCGCCCCCTGCACCGCCGGTGAGAGTCGCCGCGCCAAAGGATGCGTTGGCCGAGGTCTCGGTTGTCGCGATCGAGTTTCCGAACGTGCCGGACTTCTGTGCGGTGAGCACCACCGTGGTGGCCGTGCTGGCCGCCGTCACATCCGGGTGAACCGTGGTGCCCGTACCGTAGTTGGTGCCCGCCACCCCATCGCTGTTGATCGCCCGACGCAGGTTCTCCATCGTCTGGGCCTGCGAAACCGAGGCGTCGATGTTGAACGCCGCGTCCACAAACGGGCTCTTCATCGTGTAGACGGTCGTCCCGACGGTGACCGTGTCCCCGTCCACCAGGTTGGCCGTACTCGTGAGGGACCCTGTCGCTGCCGTTGCTGCGCCCACGGTCACATCGGCCAAACTCACGGCCTTCACCAGAACACGCTTCCGCTCCAGGTTGTGGAGGTCGGTGTTCAGGTCGTCTACGGCGCGCTGGGTCTCACCCTCGCCCGTGAACGTGGCCGGGGTCGCGAGGTCGTCCCACCAGTTGCCCGTCCGCTTCTTGAGGAGCGTGTGGACCATCGAACGGAGACTGTTGAGGTCGTCCTCGATATGGACCGGGTTGGTCTCGTAGTTGGCCTGCGTGGGTGCAAGCGCGTCGTTGTAGACGTCGGAACGACGGATCTGGGTGTCCTGGCGGACGAAGGTGCGGGCCATTTGATCCTACTCCTAAAGCGTGTGTGGGTAGACGGTGCGAGTTTAGCACACGCCTGTCCCGATCTTAGGATCCCCGAAGGGGTGCGTCGAGCTAGCTACTCGCCCGTTATGTGGTAACCGCGACCTCGGTGCTCACGGTGATCGTCCCGCGGGTGATGACCTCGCTCTCCCCAACGATCAGGTTCCCATCCGCGTCGAGCCGGACAGTCTCCACCGTGACTCCGTCAGAAGCCAGGCTCCCGAGAATCCTCACGTTGGTGAAGACCACCCCATCCACCGCGAGCACTTGCTGGTCGAGGTCGGACTCGAAGAGGTCCTCGTTGAACGCCCGGTCTCGCAGGATGCCCTCGATGACCGCCTCGATCGTGGTGCGAAGAACTGCCTCGGAGAAGTTCGGGCTCACACCCACACGAGCGTGGATGACGGCCGGCACGAGGAAATCTTCACCCGAAGTGACCGAGACCGTCTGAGTGACCTCCTTGCGGGCGTCGAGGAACGTCTGGAGCGCATCGATCAACCCCGAGCTAGGCGCCTAGTAGAACCCCCCAGCATCCCGCGTGAGAATAGGCACAGTCACGAGGTTCGACTGGCAGTCCTCCGCAAGGACCTGGTCCAGGTGGTCGTTGATGATGACCTGGTTGGCTGCGACGGTGGCCGTGAGCCCGATGGTATCGGACTGAATCGTGAGCAGGTTGCCGTTGATGCTCGTGTTGGCGGCAGCGATTGCATCGGCCGCGGTCTGAGCGTCTCCCAGCTCCCCGAGCGCCGTCGTGGTGCCGATAGCCTCCACTGCGACCTCGATAGTATTCTGGTTGCCGATGAGGCTGTCCTCATTCGAGCTTACCGAAGAGGCGTTGGAAGAGATGGCCGTCGCCTCCAACGAGATGCGGTCGAAGAAGGCCCGGATGCTGTCCGCCTGGGAGTCGGTTAGGGCCCCTGAACCACTGGTCGTGTCGAAGGTCGTGACCAGCGCGTTGCCCTGCGTCACGAGCGACTGGATGTCCGAAGCGTCGGTGGAGACCTCCACGAGCAGGTTCTTCGAGTCCTGAGCCGTCGTCTTGGCCGCCGCAGCCTCCGTCACGATCGTCGCGATCTCTGTGACGATGTTCGCGAGAGCAGTGTCGATGCTGCCCTTCTCAGTGGCGATCGTCGCGCTGCTCGCCAGCCCGGCCGTCGTCTCGGTCGTGATCGACGTGTCCAGCGCCGAAGACGCGCTAGAGATCGCCGCCAGCGCGTTCTGAACCGTGAGGTCAGAGGCCGCGCTGCGAGAGGAGATCGCCTTCGCCACCGCCACGCGCCCGAAGAGCGGATCCGCGAAGGAGCCTGCGAGGCCCTCGTAGTCCCCTCCGGTAACCGCCACATCGCGGGACTTGAAGACCTTCGGCGCGAGAGCTTTCGCCGCCGAGATGCTGAGGGGCGCGTCCCCGCCGACCGACGCCTCGGAGTTGGTGATGGTGAGAGGGATCTGAACGAAGCTGACCACGAGCGGAGTCACCTCGTCCGTGATCGTGCCCGCCGGTACCTGCCCCTCCTTGCCGCGCGAAGCCACGTAGGTGACCACGATCGAGTCCCCAGCCGTGGGGATGTTGCCCGCGATGCCGTCGCCGAACCGGATGGTCGGGGGCTCATCGTTGAAGCCGACCTCGAACCGATCTCCGCCATCGAACTCCAGGAAGTCGGTCACGTCGAAGGAGCCCCCGTTCACCGTACAGGTGACCGTGCCCTCGACTACAAACTTGTTCTCCGGAACGCTCCGCAGCTCGAAGACCTGAGCGGGTGTGCCATCCGAGACAAACGTCTCCTGAATCGTCTCCCCCTCGAAGGCAGGCACCGACTTGGAGTTTCCCGCCCCTTGCTCCGACGGAGTGAAGAGCGTGTCCTGAGCCACCTCGAAGATGAGGTCGTTCGGTCCCTTGATCTGGAAGCCCTCAGGGATCGGAACGTTGAAGGCCTGGACCTCGTCGACCTGGATCTGGAGGTTGACCCCAGAGGCCACGGCACCGCCCATCTTGAACCCGATCTGCCGGGTGAGCCGGGAGACCGCCTTCCGTGTGCGTGCGGTCTGGAGATAGGTGTCCGTCGCTCGCCGATCCAGGTAGAACGAGAGGGTGCTCAGACCAAAGGCCGTGAGGTCGAGGAGCATGATGCCCAGCGACGAGGCGGCGAAGTCGTTGAAGACCGTGGCGTACTGAACCTGGAGGCGAGCGCGCAGCTCGTCGTTGAAGGTGTCGAAGTCGAGCCCGGAATACTGCACGCGGTTGAGATCGGTAGCCATAGTTCCTCTCAGGGGACGGACAGGGGCACAGCGACCGTACCGCTCCTGCGGGACGCCACTACCACGTATTCGATGGTGACAATCACCGACCCTTCATCGGGCCGCCGCTCAGTTTTCACGTTCGTAAGCACCACGCGGGGCTCGTACCGGGCGATCACAGCCTGAAGCTCTACGCGGATGGTCTGCTCCAGGACCACGTTGTTGGGCTCGAAGACGAAAGAGAGCGCGTTGGTCCCGAACCCGGGCCGCATGATGCGCTCGCTGTTCTGCGTGAGCACGAGCTGCACGAGGGACTCCTTGATCAGGTCGTCGTCCGTCGCCGCTTCGGGAAACGACGCATCCCCCCGCCGGAAGGGGAAGGAGATGCCGTTGAAGATGATCGGAGCAGCCATCGGATCGAGTTTACCTCATGACCAGGGAGAGAGGGCAGTAGCAGGACCAATCCCCGTTCGCATCCAAGCGTCGATCGCCGCAGCGATGACCTGGGCCGCCTGGGTCGAGTCCGTAGCGAGAACGAAAGGGATGACAAGCGGAGCCGCTGGCGGCACCGCAGGGGTGAAAGGGGGCCCTGTAGGCACCATGCTCGTAGCCACGACCCCGGCGAAAGTCGCCATCGCCGAAGGGAGCTTCGAGAGAGCCCCGCTATCCTGACTGAACCCTGAGAGCCCCGAGCGGAGAGACTGGGCCGCCAAGGCCACGGTCGTGCTCGGAGGAACGATCGGACTCGCGTACTGGAGAACCGCGTTGACCCATCCGTTGATGGCGGTCGCCTCGTTCTCCGCCCCTGCATCGAAGACCCGCTTCAAACCATTCTGGAGCGTGGCAACAACCAGGGGCATCACTTGAGCTTTACGACGGTCGACGCGACCGTGCTGGGAATGGGTTGGATCGGAGGACCCGAAGGGCCCGTACCGGTCGGATGCGTGTGCGCCAGCGCCCATCGCTGCCAGTCGGAGAAGCGCATCGCCTCCGTGTCCGCCTGATCGCTCAGCATGATCGCGTCGGACTTCACGGTGACCCCATTGGAGTCGAGCGTCAGCACGTTCCCATTCGCGTCCTCGACCACGACCTTCTTGTTCGCCCCATCGAGAGTGACCTTCTGCGCCGCCTTGTCCGTGAAGATGACCATCCCGTCTTTGGTGAACTTCATCGACATCTGCGTGCCCGCAGAAGCCGTCGTTGCCCGATCGTCGGGGTTGTCATCCGGCTGGTTCCAGACCAGCTCGATCGCCTCCTCGCCCGCTGTGTCGTTGAAGACGAAGTAGTGGCCCGCGCGCGTGCGTAGCCCTCGTCGCTCCGGAAGCCCGTTGCCCCCATAGCCCAGCTCATCTGCCACGTCGGTCTCGTCATCCGGGCGACCGTAGAAGCCTCCGAAGTACAGCTCCGGCTTTCCGGGGTGCCCCTGTCGAAAACTCACATAGACGACATCACCCTCGTCCGGTGGCCAGAACCACCCGCGCTTCAAGCCCGCACCCATGATGGCCGGCTTCACCCATACGTTGATGGTGTTCACCGCACCCGAAACCGTAGGCACCCGAACTTGGATGCGCCCTCGCTCCTCGGGGTCATCGGTGCGGACGACCACTGCGCGATAGAGCCCAGGAAAGATCGAGAGACGCTCGATCCCGTAGGTCATCATCAGGTCAACAAGGTCGTCCGCGGTCATGCTGGCGCCGCCTGGTCGGGGTCAGCGGTCGCCTCCGCCGTATCTGTGGTGGAGGGCTCGGCCTCCCGCGTGTTGGCCGGACCCTGCGCCGCCACACCCGCCGTGAGCGCGTCCACGTTGCTCACGCACGTGAGCTGCGTGGTGAACCCGTCGAGCCCCAGGTTGTGAACCACCTTGTGAACGGCGTAGTTGTTCCGCTCGAAGCGCTGCCCGACCCCAACGATCTTCACAATCTCACCCGGGAAGAGGTCGGGAATACCGACGGTCTCGATCTCGACCTGGATGCCCAGGTTCGAGCCCCTGTAGAAGTCCTCTCGGGCGGCCTCGACAGCCTCATGGTCGAGAGGGTCTCCAGGACGGCGCTCTCCACCATCGCCCGTCTCCTCCTCTACGTTCGTGAGCACCGCACTGCCCTCGGGCTCCGCTGCGCCCTCGCCTGTGCGCTCGGGACGGTCGTTGGCGTCGTTGATGTCGACGCTCACGGGCTCGCGAGAAGTTTCATCGACGTCCTCCACACGGATGCCCCGCACACTGCCGGGGAGGTAGACCGCGTTGGTCGGAGAATCGAAGCTGAGAATCGGATACGTCCCCACCGGGTCGTCCTGGGTCTGGCCGGGACGCCGAGTTAGGCCTCCGAGGCGGCCCCCGGGGTAGTTGTAGAGATAGAGGATCCGTGTCGGCGGACCCTGGAGGCGATTAGCCCGGGAGAGCACGCGCAGCTCATCGCCGATGACGAGCAGCCAGCAGTTTGCACTGTTGGCCAGCTCCCAGATCGCGAACCAGTCGGTGCGCCCGCCCTGCGTGTAGTCCACCGCGGCATCGAGCGCCGCGCGTGCTGCGTCGTTCTTATCCGCGTCCTCGAAGTTGACCGTAGTGTTCCGCTCCCGATTCGCCCCCGCGGCGAGGCGTTGGATCATCTCCCTCCGGGTCTCCCCCTCCTGAGCCGTGCGGGTGCCCGTCTGCCTCACCATGGCGAAGCCCCCGGTGCCCTGTGCGTTGAGCTGGATGGTGATGTCCTCCGCGATGCTGACCTCAGGGTTCAGCACGATCCCACCGTAGACCGGAGAGAGCACCACAGAGCCATCTTCCACACCCCCGGTGTACCCGAACTGGACCTCCAGGAAGTTGGCGCCGCCGGAGTCCGCGAGTTTGGAGTCGATGAACTTGACCCCCGCCTCGAAAGTCGGCGCCAGAGACGCAGAGATCTTCGGAAGCCCGGAGAGGTTCAGCTCGACCGTCACGCTCTGGAGATAGGAGAGCGCCCCCAGCTCGATCTCCGCCTCGTTGTCGAAGGTCGATTGCGTGGATTGCTGGGTGTTCGTCCACAGGGGGAAGACGTTCCCCTCCGCGTCAACGATCCTCGCCGCGACAAACGGACCAGAGAAGTCGTAGCTAGCCACGAGCCCCCACCGAGGCCTTCTTGAAGAGTTCCTGCTTCACATAGCGGGGGCTCGGGATGCGGATCTCATCCCCCTCGTTCAGGTCGGTAGGAATGATCTCCATGTCGTTCGCCACCGCGATGACCCACCACAGGCGCACGTCCTTGTAGAACCGCTGCGCGAGCAGGTCGATCCGGTCGGGCTTGCGAACCTGGTACTGGAGGTCGTCAGGCTGCTCGGGGATCGTGGGGAGGTCGAGCACATCCCAAAACTCAACCCCGTCCACGGTGATCAGCTCACCGAAGCGAAGACGACTGAAACGGCGAACCTTGACAGCCATCCGTTACCTCCGAATCCCAGCGGGCGTTGCCGCAGAAGCCGGGAGCCCTCGCTCCAATGCCGCCGCTGCACGCGCCGCAAACTCTCGACGCTGTCTCGCTGCGTCAGGACGGGTGGCCGCCGTCGTCTGCCCGCCCGAACCCGAATGTACCGCGCCGATGAGTTGGTCCATCTTGTTGCGGAAGAGGTCCTGATAGCCTGTCCCGCTGCGCTCGTACCACTCCGGATAGTGGATCGCGCGGATGACTTCCGGCCCCTGCTCGATGGCACGCACCCGAGCTTCCTGTGCCTGCGGCGAGGCCTGCGGGGTCAGGGCGTCCGCTGCCATGAACCGGGCGTCCGCGAGCGCACGCTGGGCCTGTGCCATCGCCTGGAGGTTCTGGATGATCCCCGACGCCGCATCCTCCGCGACCTGCATCGTGACGATCGACCCGTTGACGATGTTGAGGAAGATCTGACCGAGGATCGTGCTGATCGTGTCACCAAGGTTCGTGAACGCCTCTTCGAGCCCCGCCGTGAAGTCCCCCGTGTTCTCCGACACCTGGGTGTAAGCGTCAGCGAAAGCCGACGTGATCGCCTGGAGGGTCTGGTTGTAGAGGATGTCGCGAACGGCTTGCGCGGATGCCTCGGACGCAGCCGTGATGACCCCCTGTGTCGCATCCATGTCCTCGCCCACAACGTCGTTTACCGAGTTTCCGAAGACCTCCTCCGCGGCGTCCCCGATGCTGTGCATCGCGTCTTCGCCAGCCCCGCTCAAGGTGCTGAAGACCGCACGGGCCCCTTCGAGCATCGTGTCGATCGGCCCACTAATGGAACCCCAGACCCCGGTGAACCAATCCGCGACCCCCTGCCACACATCGCGGAAGCCCTGAGCGATCCCATCGAAGAACTCGAAGATGCCATCCCACATCCCCTGCCAGGTATCGACGACCCCCGACCATAGATCGCTGAACCAGGAGGTGATCCCTGTCCAGATGTTCTTGAAGAACTCCCCGCTCCCCGTCATGGCGCTCTCGAACGTCTCCGAGGTCCCATTCCAGGTGTCGTCCCACAGCCCACCGAGCCAGGAAGTGAAGTCACTCCAGAGGGTTGGCATGTAGTCAAGCGCCTCCGACCATGAGTTCGTAAAGCTGTGCCAGGCCTCAGTGAGACTGTCCCCGACCAGCTCCCACGCACCGACGAGGAGAGCGCCGACCAGGAGGAAGGGTGCGAGGAACGTGAGCACGAACGACGCAACGATGACAATCGCAAGCGCAGCAAGAGCCGCCAAGATTGCAGTGACAAAGATCGCTGTCATGAACACAGCGAGCCCTGTCGCCACCGCCATCCAGTTCGCATCCCACCAGTCATTCCAAGCGTCCGTGATGTCCTTCCAGACCCCCTCCAGCTCGGGAACGATCCACCTCTGAAAGTCGTTCCAGACCGTCTGCATGTAGGGCTGCAAGTAGTCCCAGAGGTGCTGGGCCCCGTTCGCGAGAGACTGCCAGATCCCCGACCAGTCCACCTGTCGAAGCCTCTGGACGACATGCTGGAAGGCCCCCATCGCACCATCTGCACCCTCTGCGGTGTCCGCATCGGACGGCGTGAAGAGGTTCGCCCAGTTGATCCCCTCGAAGCCTTCCACGAACGTCGTGAAGTAGCGCTCGAAGGTGTCGATGGAGTCGATCCAGGAGTCCGCAAACTCGTTGGCCGTGATGTCGAAGGCTGTCCGAAGCACCGCAGACTCATCCGCGGTGTCCGACATCTGAGCCCGGGCCGCCTCCATGTTCTGCACGACTCGGGTGCCGAAGAGGATCCCCTGCGTCGCCGCGAAGTCCAACATGCCCCCGAAGCTGGTGAGCGAAGCGATGAGCGGCTGCATGTTCTCGTGGATCTGGTTCGCCATCACCGCAGTCGTGCGGAACCGCTCCGGCACCAGTCCGAGCTGGCCCATCTGAGCCGTCCGCGACATGAGCTTGACCACCTCCCCGAGCGGGCCTTGCTGATTCCCGACATCTCGGAACGCTCCACCTAGCCGGCGCATCTCTCGGCCCGTGTCACGCACGAACGAGGCGGTGTCTCGACGAGTCACAGATCTGAGCGCGGTATTGGCCCCTTCGAGCGCGCGGTCGAAGGATTCCTGAAGGGTGCGGCCCGTTCGATGCGCCTCGCGACCCATGTCTCCGAGATTCCGTGAGGCCCCTGCGACATTGTGCATCATGTCGAGGATCTCAGGGTTGGCCTGTCGGAAGAAGTTCGTGAGCTGTGCCGCCTGTTCCGGGCCTAGCGTCTGCTCCAATCGGGAGTTCATGAACCCGAGAAGACGCCCTACGTCACCCCTACTCTGCCGGGTCTGCTCCACGAGCCCGATCATGCCCTCGACGAACTCGGAGGGCCCTTGCTGCATGGCATCGAACGCTTGCTGAACATCGCCCGTGGCGATTGCGATCTCGTTCGCGAACCCCGGTAGCTCGTCCTGCGTTCCGGCGAACATGTTGTGGAACTCCCGACGAGAATCCACCATCGTCTGCGCAAGGGACTGCGAGGCTTCGAGAGTTTGCCCCGACGTCTGCCCCACCTGGAAGAGCCCGGCCGCAAGTGCCTGAGCACTTGCAGCGTGGCGCATCAGCTCATCAGAGTTGAGGGTCTCCCCCATCAGGGACGCCTCCTCGCGCATATGAGACATCGAGGCCTCTAGCCCACCGATCGCCCCACTGACATCGCCAGAGGCTTGCCCATACGCAACGGTCGAGGACATGACTTGCCGGACCTGGTCGGTCGTGAGACCGAACTCCCGAGTCATCTGCATCGTGCTGTTACGCAAGGTGTCCGCGTCGACCCCGAACGCCTCAGTGAACCGCGCCACATCAGCCGCGCCCCCGAAGCCGAGGGACCTCAGCTCGGTGCCCGCCTCATCCCACGCACGGATCGCCTTCCCCGTCGAATCGGAGCCCATGTTGAGGGCCATGGCCATCGATGTCGCCCGATGGGTGAAGTCGTTGAGTCGATCCCCAGTGTAGCCCAGGTTCGCGCCGAGCGAGCGAGCCGACACCGAGAGCCCCTGAGCCTCTGCCTCCAACGAGTTTGTGAGGTTGATGCCCTGGTTCATCCGAGAGATGCCGTCCATCCCCCGCTGAACCATGCCGGGAAGGAACCCGCCGACCTGCTCCCCGAAGCCCTGGACCGCGTTCACCGCCTCGCCGAAACCCGAGATCACCGGGCCGATCGCCATCCCGACGATCCCCGCCGCACCTGCGACCCTGCCCAGGGCCCCGACCGCCTTGAAGGCCCCACCCGACAGCAACTTGCCACCGGTGTGGCCCGCACTCCCAAGCGTCGACATGGCGTCGCCAGCCGCAGAAGCGGCGTCTGCGGCCTCTGAGACGCCCTCTACGGCCTTTGCGGCGTCTCCCACATCCCCAAGCCCTGCCGCAGCCTCAGCGGCCCCTGCAAGGGCTCCTGGGGCCCCTGAGGCTCCTGCCATCGCTGCCTGCCCGCCCACCTGGGGAGCCGTGTCGGCGACGCTGTAGAGGCCCCTCAGCGTCTCAGTGACTTGCTGGAACTGGGCGTCGACCCCTGACAGGAACGACCCGAGCCCGGCGTCCTTCGCGCCAAAACTGAAACCGAGGCCCAAAAAGTTCAGCGCGATGACTACTGCCCACCAAACTCGCCGAGGGCGATCTTGTACTTGCGCTCGCAACGCGAGACAGGGGTGCCGAGGTAGAGCGCGACCATCCGATCCACCTCTTCGGTGGTGACCGAGGCCGCCTTCCCTCTCTCCGCTACCAACGCCACGAGCTTTCTCTCCTACTGCGACCACGTGGTCGCGACTACCGCCTTGCGCGCGCCCGGGACCTGGCCCGTGACATCGACGCCCTGTGTTCTGCTTGCCGCTTCCGCTCCAGGTTGCTCTTTTCTACCACGAGTCGGTGACGTCGGGTCACAGGGATCTTCATGATCGCATCGTAGTCAGACCCCTGCCAGACCTCCAACAGGAAGAAGACCTCCTGCTCTAGCGACTCGACATCCCCGAAGGGAAGAAAAAATCCCGGGCACCAATGTCCAGGTCCTTCTGCCACTCGTGGCCACACTCGGAACACTCGAAGTCGATCGAAGTATCGACCCCACCCTCCACCTCGTTGAACCTATCACGCAGGTAGTTGCGATCCACGAGCGAGAGACCCTGGACCCCCTTGAGCGTCGGGGGCTCCTCCCCGAGCAGATCCAGCCGCATCATGATCGCCTGCGAGCGGGCGTCCGAGCGCTTGCCGTTGTTCAGCTTCACCACCGTCGCCTCGTCCGCTCCGGTGGAAACTCGGAAGCGGACCGCCATCTGCGAACGAGGCAGTACATCGTCGTAGACCCACTTCATCGGACTGGGCATCTCCTTGACGACCAGCTCCTCACCGAGGTCGACCATGAAGAGGCTCTTGGTACCACAGCTCGGACAAGTCTCCGTGACCGGCAGCTCGTCCCCGAGCGTGACCCGCCGAATAGCGAAGAGGAGGAAGATTCGATCGCCGATCGGGAGGGCCTTGAGCACCCGGGACAGCTTCGCCCCCTCGATCGGTCCAATCTGGACCACGCACGCCAGAAGGAGGTTGTTCAACTTCTGCGCGTTAGGAGTCTTCTTGGAGGACATCATGTCCTCCTCGTGGCCCGAGATTTCCCGGACCTTCACCTCGCGGTACAGCTCCCTCGTATCTGGGTCCAGGTAGCCACAAGGCAGTTGGAAGGCACCCACCGACGAGTGCGGTGTCTCCATCTGGTTGACGGTATGCGTCTGTTCGATTCCCATCTCAGTCTCTCGTCCTTCCCACGATTCGTTCGTGTTCAATCTCGTACATCTGGATGAGGCTCTTCAAGATGTCGGTGACCGTGCTCCCGCGCGAGTCCACCTCATCCTTGAACGCAGCGTACAGCTCGCGCCCCACCCATACATTGACCTTCGTGTCCGCGCCGGTGTCTTGGTACAGCTCCAGATCGGGGAACCAGTCCGGGTCCTCGGCGTATTTCTGCATCAGGTAGCGCACGAGCGACGAGATCGACTTGAACCCGTACTTTGTGCTCAGCCCGTTGGTGAGTTTTCCGTGCAACTGCCGGCTGACCCAGAAGTTGATCGGGCGGGTGTTCTCTCCAGAGGCAGGGGACGGGGATCGGCTGGCGATGTTCTTGGCCATCTCACAGGTGCGGCAGAGAAGGATGCCGTTCGAGACGATCTCCTTCCCTCCCAACTCCCGCGGAATGACCATCCGCACCTTGAGCTGATCCGCCTGGTCGCACCCGCAACCAGAACACCGCCCCTGTTGGGCCTTCCACACCAGGGTGGCCCAAGCCTCCTCGCCGTCGTCCGTGAATATCTCGATGCCTTCGTCCGTTTCCATACCCTACGTCCTACCTCAAGTTTTAGTTATCGTCCAGATCTAGCATCTCCCGAATCCGGCGCTTCGCCCTCTTCCGTCGCCTCACGTTCTCGTAGGGAGGGATGGGCCGAAGAGGCTCACCCCCGAAGGGCACCTCGTACCCACCAGCGCCCGCCGAGGTCGTCTCCTGTCGGATCTGCCGAAGGCGGTCGAGGACCTTCTTTTCAAGAGGCTGCCAGTCTGTGCTCATGGGCGCTCCTATGGAAGCGAGAGTGCGATCTCGTCGAAGTACTCGTACTGGACATCCAACTCTTGAATCGAGATGTCCGATGACTTGGCATCGAAGTCACCCCCGACCTTGTAGCGAGTCGGAAGGCACCCGTAGAGCATCCAGGCCTTGGCCGGGAGCCGGGGCGCAAACTCGGTCATCCCGAAGCCTACGTTCCCACCGGCTGTGAGCGCCGACGAGGCCGCTCCGACCGCCGCGCCCCCGAGGGCCGCTCCGCCTCCCGCGATCGCCGAGGAAGCGCCCTGTACGGCCAGCACAAGAGCCGCATTGGCCGCTGCCGCTACCGCAGGACTCACGTTCCGAGGAATGGGGGAGTGCGCAAGGAACTGGATGAGGAGCAGGTCCCTGCGGGGCGTGGGCCCGCCACGCTGGAAGGCCTGCCCCATCGAGGGGGATGCAGGGTTGGACCCGCCCACGTTCTGCCCGCCCGAATCACCGGTCAGTGCAGTTGTGATCCAGTGGTAGAAGTCCGAGTCGAACCACTTGGCCCCCCGCGTGAGCGAGAGGGTGTTGTTCGAGGCCGACTTCACCACCGGCACAGGGAAGTACCAGTTTGCCTGCTCCACCGGCCGCGTCTCGATCGTCACCTCGGGAGAGGTGATCGTAGAGAAGCCGGAGAGCGGAGAGAAGATCGGAAGTGCAAACGGCTCAATCGGTGCGACGTCCGTCAGCCAGAAGGGGTAGACCTGGAGGAAGTCCGTGAGGTTGGTTCGCGCCATCTGTCAACTTTTAGGTATGGCCGGATCGAGAAAAGGCCGGGCCCGAAGACCCGGCCCTTCTCAGAGTGGGTCAGGCGACCTCTTCGACCTCGAAGTGCTCGAAGCTGAGATCCAGCTCCATGATCGAGATTTCGGAAGCCGTCGCGTCCAGATCTGCCGCGACCTTGTGGCGAATCGGGAACGCCTCCCGCACGTGGTACACGCGCGCTGGCGAGTCCGTGTCGAGCTTCGTGAGGTTCGCCTCGGCACCCGTCGCGGGAACACCACGCACCAGCGACGTGTCGCGGTGGAAGTGGTTGATGTCGAGGTCCTGACGGTACTCGCCCGTGCCCTCGATGACGATGCGGAGCCAGCTCCAGAAGATGCTGTCCTGACGCGCGACACCGCGAGCGAGAGTGAGGTCGTTCATCGTGGGGTTGCCCGGGTACTTCCGGGTGTAGATGAACGTGCCTTCCTTGTACTCGACAGCTTCGACAGTCATCTCGGGCGTCGACATGGTGGTGAAGCCAGCGTCGGCACGGCCCGACGGAGAGAGCCCCGGACGGCCGCCATCGGTGGCGACCACCTGAAAGCGCATCGAGTGGATGAAGTCAGTGGCTACTTCGCGGGCCATACGTTGATCCTCCTACCTAAAACTTAGAGTACTTGATCCTGGAGAGTAGGCCAGGGCTCAGGTCGTGATGGTGCCTGCGGCACGTCGCCAGTTGGTCCCATCGGTCCAAACCGCCAAGGCGGCATCGACCTGCCAAACGGTCGTGAAGAGCGGCCGGCTGCCGGCTGCCGGGAGCCCGGCGGCGTTGGCGAACGACTCCAAGGTGCCCGGATGTCCGAGCGCCGCGCTGTCCCCTGCCTCGGTGGCAAAGGTGAGCGTGAGCGTGCCGTCCTCGACCTGCCTCCGGAAGTCGGTCTCGGCATCGAGCGCCGACCAAGTCGCAGAGATGGTGACGCGATCCGACTGGACCGTAGTGCCGTCGCCGTTGTCGATGACCGTGCCGTTCGCGTCCAGTGTCCTGTAGAGGAACGAGATAGCGACCGGATCGGCCGTGGTGTTGATGATCGTAACCTGCATGGGTAGCTACCTCCTGATCAGCTCTCTAGGGACTTCTGCTGGAACCTGAACCGGACAAACTCAGCAGGCCGGTTCGCGGCGATGCCGACATCGATGATCACTTGCCCTTGAGCGATCGAGTCGGCGGTATTGTTGGTGTCGTCGACGATGACGAAGAAGGCCTCGCTCGGAGTCGTACCCGCGAAGAGCCCGTCGTTGAACAGGCCGTTGAGGAACGACTGGATCTGAGCCTTGATCCGCGCCCACAGCGCCGGACCGTTGTTCTCGAAGACGATCCACGCCGTCGAGTTGAAGATGCTCTTCTCGACGAACATGAAGAGGCGCCGGACGTTGATGTAGCGCCACTCGCTCTGGAGAGAAGAGGTGCGTACACCCCACACCGCCAAACCCGTCTGCGGGCTGGAGATGAGAGGGTTGATCCGATTCGGGTACACGAGGTCGCGCTCGCCAAGCGTCGGGTCAAGCTCCAAGCCCGTGAGGAATCGGAGCGAGCCATCCACAACACCGCCCGGGGCCTTGCCCACGTTGCGCTGCGAGTCGGTGCGGGCGTAGATGCCCGCCAGATGACCGAGCGGAGGGAAGGTCACGGCGCGGTTGTCCTGGAGCGGGTCCGCGACTCGAACCCACGGCCAGTAGAGCGCTGCGTACTTCGAGTTTCTCAAAAGATCGAAGCGGATGAAGTCCACCGCCTCTTGAGCTGTCGAGCCCTGCGGGACCATCGAGATGATGAACCGATCGCCACCAGACGGGAGCGACTCTCGACTGTCCGCATAGTCGAAGAGGTCCTGCGTGATCTGAACGTCACCCGCGAAGTCGGGGATGGCGACCTGCATCAGCTCCTCGACCCGATCCAGCGCGTAGAGCCCCTGGTAGTTGGTCTGGAGAGTGCCCGGAGCCGAGAACTGGCTCCGGCCGTACTGGAGCGAGCTTGTGAAAGTCCCGTCCGTTCCATTCGAGAAGGTCGAGGTGTCCGTTGCGGAGGCCGTCTCGCGCCACGCTGCCGTGACGAGGTCGGTCGCGTTGATCGCGTCGGAGACCGTCACATCGACCGCACCGGACGTGTAGTCGATGGTGTTGGTTCCACCCGCGTCCACATCCCCGATGAGGTTGCCCGCGCCGTCGTCGGTGATGGTCCGAGCCACCGCACCGGAGTCGATATAGGTGATGGACACCGAGCGCGGCGCGATGCCCGCGGTGATCAGCGTGGTCGTGATCTGACGATTGGCCGCGTCCGCATCACCCCCCGCGATGACCTGAGACTGGGCGAGCCCATTCAGGTTCGAGGGCGCCTCGCCGGGCGTGACGAGCGGAGGCTCGACCACGTTGACGAGGTCGGAGAGGTCGTTGATGACCGACGGGAAGTACTGCGCGCTCGTGGAGTCGGTGAACTCCAACTCCTCGAACGTCTCCAGGATGTCGTGCAGGCCCGTGGCCGGATTCAACAGAAGCACGTTCATGTTGAAGCGGCTGTAGGTGTTCGTGGCCGCGTCGTAGAAGTCGGCGTTGCCCGAAAGCTGCACCCGCATGTCGTTGCCCCAGGTCCCGACCGAGATCGGGTCCAGGTCCCACGCGGTGACCGCGTAGCTGGCAACGATCGGCATCCCAGTTCCGGGAACCGACCCGGCCGCCGCCGTGAAGGTGTAGGCACCGGTCGCATAGGTGACCGTGCCAGCTCCCGTGAGGTCGGCCGTGGCGGGGATGACTCCCGAGCCGTCGTCGGCGATGGAGATCAACGCCGTACCCGGGGTGAAGTCGAGCGTGATGGCGGTGCCATCGCCACCAGCCACCGGGACCTCGACCCCTGCAAACTCGACCGAGAGGAAGCCCGTGACGAGATCGAGGGTGGCCACCGTGCCGGCGGCGGAAGTGCCGGAGGCGACGAGAGTCGACCCCACCTGGAGTAGCGTGAGAGTGGTCGGGGACGACCCGTTGGGATCCCAGTGGAGCGTGATCGTGGCTCCGGGAGCGATGCTCGGGTGGTCGAGGTCGACGGTCGGAAGCGAGGTCGGATCGACTCTCCCCTCCACCGTTGCGATGCTCGCCTGCACGAGCGCAGTCGTCCCGTCCCGCTCGACGAGAGGGTCGGTCATGAGCGGCGTCCCATCCGCTCGCCACGCCCAGGTGACTCCAGCGGTACCAGCGACGGACTCGACCGGAGTTTCCAGGGCCGTGCCCGAGAGCACTGCCTCAGTCACCGCCGCCGTGGAACCGTCACCCGTGTTGGTGATGAAGCCCTCACGAGCGGACGAGACAAACCCAGATGCCACTACGGCGTCCCCGGGCATGACCCGAACGACGTAGGCTCGTCGACCACCGTTCGCGTAAAACGCGCCCATCGAGAGAGCCATGCGACTCTCCGCGATCTGCGGTCCAAACAGGCGCTCGAACTGAGGGAACGAAGTCACCAGGGTGGCCACGTTCGTCGGTCCGCGCTGAGTAGCCCCGATGATGCCCAAGTTGCTGGTGGAAACCGGCTGGACCACCTGAACGCTGGACGGGACTTCCTCGATGAAGACGCCGGGGGACAGGATTTCGGCCATTGTCTAGCTCCTCCTCTGTCGGCGACCACGCCGGGAGTTTTCGTTGCTAATCGTCATGAGGCACCTTCGAGGGCTTCGAGGATCTCCGCTTTAGTCATCCCGGAAACACTCAGACCCGTACCCTCCGCGTATGCCACGAGATCGCCCTTCCGCCAATCCATGCTCGGCAGATCTTCCACCTCCTCGGGCCCTGAATCGGGTACGAGAGCGGGAGCGGGGGTGGCTGGCGAAATGTTGAGCACGGGTGCGGACTGGGGATCTTCGCGCCGAACCAGGAAGCCTTTGGCGACCTTCCGTTGAAGATCTGAGGAGCCATCCTGCTCGGGAGCCACCGGAAGCCACTGCTTCGAGGGCACCACCGTTGCCGACCCGTCCTTCAGGGTGACGGTGATCAGGCCTGAAGTTTTGTTGTAGTAGCGAGCCATCTGATCTTCCTTACAGGACCTCGGTGCTGAGAGTCAACGGCCGCCCCACTGCCTGCGCCGTTTCCGGATCCTTCAGATCCAGTTCTGCTTCGACCCTGAGGGTCAAGGCAAACCCTAGCACACGCTCGGTAATCTCGGGTACCTCATCCAACGGGGAGACGGCCTCCATGAACGTCGAATAGAGCCTCGTGTCCCCCAGGCTGTCGAGCACCCTCACCTGAGAGAAGGGCGCGTAGATCCGCAACAGGTAGTCGAGGATCTGGTTCACCTGGTTCCGTGGCGACCCCGAAGCCCCCTCAAAACCGGTCGGAACAGCCTTTCGGAGATCCGCCCCCTTAC